GAATGAAACCAATACATAAATTTAATGGAGGAATAGGTGCTACACTATGTCACTTGTGTAGTATAATAATAACCACAGGTGCTACTCAAGATTTATATTGTGATAAATGTTTATCTGAAAGAGTTGTAACTGATTCTGAATTTAAACAGATAAAAGAAAGAGCAAATAATTTAATGAGATTGAAAAAAGGATTTAAAGATAAACAATAATAGATTTTATTTATTTTTAATTCAATAATGATATTATTTGATTATGGAAGATAAAAGAAAATACAACGGTGGTAATAAAAGTGCAGGTCGTAAATCAAAAGCAGAAGAAGTAAAGTTGCTTGAGAAACTTGGAGCATTAGAACCAATAGCATTTATGGCATTAGAAAAAGGATTAGAGAATGGAGACTTTAAATTCACTCAATTATTCTATAACTATTATGCAGGTAAACCAAGAGAAACAAAAGATATTACAGTAACTAATGAGCAACCTATCTTTAACATCAATTTTGATGACATTTAAGACACTATTATATGGAGTTTGTATTAACTACTGCAATAAAGAAGTTATCACGTTTAAAGCAACGTATTAAAGTTATTAGAGGAGGTACTTCAGCAGGTAAAACTTTTGGAATACTTCCTTTGTTAATTGATAAAGCAATAAAAGAACCAATGCTTGAAATAAGTGTTGTATCTGAATCTATACCACATTTGCGTAGAGGTGCTTTAAAAGACTTCTTAAAGATTATAATGGCTTTAGGTAGGTATAATGATGACCAGTTTAATAAATCTACTTTAAAGTACACATTTGCTAATGGTAGTTATATTGAATTCTTTTCTGTAGACCAACCTGACAAGTTAAGAGGTGCAAGGCGCAACATATTATATGTTAATGAATGTAACAACATAGACTTTGAAAGCTATTACCAAATGGCAATTAGAACATCAGGAGATATATGGTTAGATTATAATCCTGCTTCTGCATTTTGGGTTGACAAAGAAATATTAACTCAAGATAATATAGATTTTATTACATTAACGTATTTAGACAATGAAGCATTAAGTGATACTATTATAAAAGAAATAGAATCAGCAAAGGTAAAAGCATTAACATCTACATACTGGGCAAATTGGTGGCAAGTATATGGATTAGGTCAAACAGGTTCTTTAGAAGGTGTATGTATTACTGATTGGAATGAAATAGATTTACCAACAGAAGCAAGAATATTGTGTTACGGAATGGACTTTGGTTATTCAAATGACCCAACAAGTTTAGTTGCAATGTATAAATACAATGATGCTTATATATTTGATGAGGTAATTTATAAGAAAGGATTATTGAATAGTGAAATATCAAACTTATTAAAAGCAAATGAAGTAAATGATATTGTTTATGCTGATAGTGCAGAACCTAAATCAATAGCTGAGTTGAATAGTTATGGGCATAATGTGTTACCTGTATCAAAAGGAAAAGATAGTATCGTATATGGCATTAATTTAATCAATCAAAACAAGATATATGTAACTTCAAGAAGTAAGAATCTAATTAATGAATTAAGAAACTACATTTGGTTAACAGATAAAACAGGAGTTAAAATGAATAAACCAATAGATGCTTACAATCACGCAATAGATGCAATGCGTTATGCAGCAACATCACATTTAGAGAATCCAAACAAAGGAACTTACTTTATATACTAATGAGCTACGGGGAAATAATTGCAGTTATACAATGTTATATACATCACGTTAAAGATATAAAAGTGGTTATTAATTTGCCAAGAAATATAGGTGAAATTAGAAAGATGCAGGAAATGTATAAGATTGCAAGTGCTTACCTTTTGCAGTAGGATAACACCTAAAATTAGGGTTTATCTTTACATCAAAGGTAATATATAAAATGTTTTATATTATATACATAAATGAATGATTTGTATAAAATATGATACATTAGTAAAATATAAGTTACAAAAAGCATTGTATTTGTAAAATGTATTTAATCTTATAAATGTTAAAGTTTTGTTAAAATTTGTAAAAAGTTTTGTAATGTTAATAACTGTTGTATATTTGTACTCAGATAACAACAAAATAAAAACACAAACAAATGGAAAATTTAAGAACTGCAACAGTAAATGATTTTAAAGTAGGAACTACATTAATAACTTCAGAAGGATTTGAATTTAAATTAATAAATAAATATGATGATGGAGTTTGGGAATCAAAACAAAAAGCACATTTTGAATCTGAAGCTAAATTTTATAAAGTAGCTTTGTAATGATTACAATAACACACACACCACAAAATTTATCTTATAATCGCTATACAATAGAGTGTAGCGATATAGATTTACTTATTGATGATTGCATTAAAAGAATTAGACCACAAAGCAAATTGTATTATCAAAAAGAATTAAGAATAGATTTAGAAAAAAATAAAAATTCAATGATAGATGTTCACGCAGGAATGGGAGTGTCTTATGTTGTTAAACTTATATAATTATGAAACAATACGAAGTTAAAGGTTGGTACAGATATGCTGACAACGAAAAAGATTATGAGTATGCTAAAATAATAGCAGAAAACGAACATATGGTAATTACACTATTCAGAGATATGTTTACACAAAGATTCTTTGCAATAGATATAAAGGAAATTTAATTAAGGTTAGTTAATAGTTGAAAGGAGCAATCAGAAATGGTTGCTTTTTTTTGTTTAATACAATTTATACTTTATTTTATTATTATAAAAAAATAAACAAATGAAGTTAGAGATTACAATACCAACTAAATTAAGTGAAATAAAACTTTCACAATATCAGGCTTTTTTAAAGATAGCTAAAGACAATGAAGATACAGAATTTCTACATCAAAAGATGGTACAGGTATTTTGTGGAATAGATTTAAAAGAAGTTGCACAGATTAAATATAAAGATGTAAATGATATAACTACATCTATTGGAAATATGTTTAACCAGAATCATTCTTTTATACCTACGTTTAAAATGGGTGGAACTGAATTTGGTTTCATTCCTAATTTAGATGAAATGACATTTGGAGAATATACAGATTTAGACACGTATATAACTGATTGGGATGAGATACATAAAGCAATGGCAGTATTGTATCGACCAATTAAAAAGAAAGGCTTAAATGGCACATATGAGATTGAAGATTATAATGGTTCAATAACATATGCAGAGGTTATGAAGTTTGCCCCATTAGATGTTTGTTTAGGTGCTACTGTTTTTTTTTATCGTTTAGGCAACGAATTATTGAAAGCTACGATAGCTTATTTGGAGAAGGACACGGAGGTACAGAATATTCTGCAACAGCAAACTTCGGACAAAAATGGGGATGGTATAGTTCAATCTATGCTATTGCTCAAGGAGACCTTAACAGATTTGACCAAGTTACAAGATTACCAATTAATCAATGTTTAACATATCTAACATTCGAAAAAGAAAAGAATAAAATAGAAGCTGATTTAATTAAAAGACAGAATAGATGACATCACATTATTACGAAATAACACAAGCAATTAAGAACCAATTAAATGAAGATTTATTTGTAAACACAGTTACTATTGGAGATATATTTAAAGTTGATTTAAACAAGCTTACAATCTTTCCTTTAAGTCATATTATAATTAATTCAGCAACATATTTGGGTTCAACTTGGAATTACAATGTATCTATATTATGTATGGATATTGTAGATGAAAGTAAATCATTAACAACTGATATATTTTTAGGTAATGACAATGAGCAAGATGTTTTAAATACACAATTAATGGTAGTTAATAGATTCTTGGAAGTATTAAGAATGGGTAAATTCGGAGATGATTATGAATTAGCAGGTACACCATCTTGTGAATTTTTTACTGAAAGATTTGAAAACAAAATGGCAGGAGTAACTGTTACTTTTGATATGGTAATTCAAAACCAAATGAGCAAATGTTAGAAGTTCAAAAGACTTTAATTAAATTTAGGGATTATGTTATTCAACAATCAAGAAGTAATTTAACTAAAGGTGGAAAGAATAGTTCTAAAGAATTATATAATTCTATTAAAGGTGAAATTGTAAGTGAAAATGGATTTAACATAGTCGGCTTTTCTATGGTTGATTATGGTGTTTATCAGGATAAAGGAGTTTCTGGTAAGATTAAAAAATACAATACACCATATAGTTATAAAAATAAAATGCCTCCGGCAAAAGCATTTGACAAATGGATAGTAAGAAAAGGAATAGCTCCAAGAAACGCTAAAGGAGAATTTCAATCAAGAAAAGGTTTACAATACGCAATAGCAAGAAGCATATTTATGAATGGAATTAAACCATCTTTATTTTTCACTAAACCATTTGAAGCAGGTTATAAAAAATATATAGATGTAGATTTATTAAAAGCATTTGGACAAGATGTTGAAACAATGGTAGATGTTAATTTAAAAGATATAAAATGAAAGTAGTAAAAGTTAGAAGTCCTTTTATAATTACAGTTGCAGAAACTGGACAAACAGGTAGTAAAATAGAATTATCTATTTGGAATGGGAGTGCTTATCCTACATCAGGTACAGGATTTTATTCATTGTCAAAATCAATTCCAAGTGCATCACAAATAAGTACATATTACAATGTTTCTAATTATGTAAAAGAATTTATAAATAATATTAAACCTGATAATGTTGATTCTACATTTGTACCTGTAGCTGAAAGTTCTAATGAATGGGTAAAATTTCAAGTTAAAAGATATAAATTAGTTGGAGATACATATACAGAAGTTGGAACTGCAATTGAATACGTAGGTGTAAATGGATTTAGCAATTATTCAGATGGTTATCAAATTGCTACTGATAGTGTATTAACTTTATTAGCAAATCCAAGTATTAATAATTACTATTGGCAAAGTACATATGCTGATGGTAAAATAGAATATTTAAATTTATTAATTGATAAAGTTACTACAACTACTACAACTGTTGTAGCTAAATATGAAAAACTTGACGGAACAGGAACTCCAGTTAGTCAAAGTATAATGGCAGGAGTTAGTGGAATTGCTAATTATAGAATACCTATTACAAGAATTGTAAATGATGTTGCTTTTGTTAACGGATGTAAAGTTACATTAACATTAACACCTGTAACAGGAAGTCCTACTGTTTATATATTTTATTCATATCCAATTGAAGAATGTAAATATACAACTGTTAGATGTTCATTTGTAAATCGTTATGGAGGTTGGAAAGATATAATATTCTTTAAACAACAAACTAATACCATTGCGGTAAAAGGAACGGATTATAAATTAACTCAAGATACAATAAATTATAATACTTCTATTGGTCAATTTAAAACATTTAATACAAATGGAAAACAAACTGTAAAATTAAACACAGGTTTTGTTGATGAAAATTATTCAGAATTGATAACTGATTTGTTATTATCTGAAACTGTTTTATTAGATGGTAAACCTGTAACTGTAAAGACACAAGGGAGCGATTTAAAGACAAGTTTAAAAGATAGATTGATAAACTATGAAATTGATTTTGAATACGCTTATAACCTTATAAATGATGTAGTATAATGTTAGCAGTAGCCATATACATAAAAGATGTTTATACAAGTGAATATAACCGAATTGATTTATTTGACGATGAAAAGATTTCGGTAACAAGTTCTATACAAAACATCAATGATATTAGTAAAACTTTTACTGATTTCAGTCAGACATTTACAGTTCCAGCGACAAAGCAAAACAATAAGATTTTTAGACATTGGTACGACAACTCAAATGATTCACCATTTAGTACATTAGTTAAGTCAGATGCATATATTGAAATAGATACTATTACTTTTCGTAAAGGTAAAATTCAATTAGAAAGTGCAAATTTAGAAGATGGACAAGCTAAAGATTATTCAATTACTTTTATCGGAACATTAGGTAATTTAAAAGATAAATTTAATGGTTTATATTTAAAAGATTTAAAAGATACTACATATGATTTTGAGTATACACCAAGTTTAGTTATTTATAAAATTGTCACAAACACGTTTAGCGGTGATATAATGTTTCCTTTAATAACTTCAAATAGAGCTTGGAATTATGGAGCAGGAGGAACTGATGATATATCTAATATAGATAATCCAATAAGATATAATGAGTTATTTCCTGCGTTAAGATTGAGAGCCGTTTTTTCTATGATAGAAACAGATTTTGGAATTAATTTTAATGATACTTTTTTATTTGATGAAAAATTTACAAATGCTTATTTATATTTAAAAAATGCAGATACGTATGAAACAAATTTATTCCAACAAATTGATTTTACTGATAAAGGAAATTTAGAAGATTTGACTGGTGTAGAAGTAAATTTAACAGATAATTATTTTATAAGATATAATGGTGGAAGAACTAAAATAACTATTACACCACAATCTGGATTTACAACAGTTCCATATACTGTTTATAGATATTTAAATGGAGAAGTTTGGGATATATATATAGCAGAAACTGGAGGAACACAATCTTAACGCAGGAAATA